TGTTGGTCCAGCACCTGAGTAGTAAACCATATCACCTTCAGTTGTCAATACTGAAACATCACTACCAATTGTAAATGCATTCCAATACGTTCCTGAAATATCTTGATCTGGTCTTGAATTGTCTGCGCCGCCACCTGCTGCGCCTACTGTTGATCCATCGTCACCTTCTGATCTATGATTTAGTATACAGATATAACTGTTTGAACCAAAGCGTACAACGTCACCTACAAAATATCCATTGTCATCAGTCCATGTACCTTGCCAAGCAAAACCGCTGGCTACTTGATACCAATATGTTGTGTTAGGAGCAATTGCTGCTGCTCTACCAACCATAGTTCCTGTAGCAGTTGTAGGAACAAATTCAGTTCCTGCTGGCGCTATAGAAATAGTAAACTTCGTTGCGTTAGTAACTGTTTTAATATAATATGTTGCACCTTCAAATACATTTCCAATTGTACCTGATGTAAATCTAACAGCCATGTTTGCAACAAGTGCAGAAGTATCTGCTACTGTAAATGTGTTATCAACTGCAGATGTTGCAGTAACACTTAGTACAGTTGAAGGAGAATCCTTAACTGCTCTGTATGTATATCCGTTTAATCTAACAGCATCACCAATCTTATATGATGTGTTAATAGACCAATCGCCTTGGTATGTAAAGTTTTCGCTTAATAAATCCCAATCAGTTTGACTTGATGCTGTAGGAACTGTTCCTGTGTGTTGTGTTTTTGATACATATTGGTTACCACCATATCTTACAATATCGCCTGACTGATAAGGAGTACCAATGTTCCAATTATTTTCGTATTCAAAACCTTCTACAAACTGTTCCCAGTATCCGCTAGTTACGTCTGCTGCAAAATCTGTTGTTGAAGTATGACTCTGAGCTGCCTTGACTATCCATAAGCCAGCGCCTCTCTTAACAACATCATTAACTTTATATCTAGTTGCTGGTGCCCAATCGGCTTTGTATTCAATTCCTTGATTGAAATAATCCCAATAACTTTGTTGTGCTTCTAAACCATCTGCAACTGTAGCAGTTGAAGTATGTGCTGTTTTACAAACATAAGTTGTTCCGCCATACTTGACTAAATCGTTTACTTTGTATCTTGTTAATACAGTCCAATCAGTTTTCCAATCAAAACCTTCAGCAAATAAATCCCACTTGGTTGTGTCTACTTCTAATCCAGTTGTAGTTTCAGCGCCTGCGGCTCCTGTTCCTAAACTTGAATTTGATGTGTGAGAATCATTACAAAGGTATAGTAAACCACCATATTTAACAACGTCGTTAATTTTGTAAAATGTAGATACTGCCCAATCGCCTTTCCAGGATTGACCATCGCTCATTTGATTCCATTTAGTCGGACTATACTCTAAATCTGTGTTAAAATCTGTTGAGTCTGATGTATGTCCTACCGCACAAATGTAAGTACGGCCGCCATATCGTATAACGTCATCGACGTAGTACGTTGAAGAAGGTGCCCAAGAGTCCTTCCAAACAAATCTAATTCTACCTAGTTTAAATTCAGCCATTGTATCTTTCCATTGTTATATTATATTTATCCATGTTACTATAGTTCTCCCTAAAGATCCTCTTCTCTTCTTAAAAATAGTTGTTGTCCTACTAACGTTCCGCTAATATTTGCATCAGATCCTCTAAACGCTACAGGTCCTGGGAACAATACTTCGAGGCTAGCAACGTTGTCAATTAGATTAGGTCCTACCTTAATAGTACCAGCAATAAAGCTCGCTGTTAGTAGATCAGATCCACCAACATTTAATCTATTTTGTAAGTATGCTTTAATTGCTCTTTGTGTTGGTACAACATTATTACTATCTTGTGTAAATGCAGGATCTGTTGAAAATTCTCTAACAACTGCTCCTGAACCACCTAGTCTAACACCACCAAGTGCTAGTTCAGTTAATCCACCTAGATCAAAGAAGTCAGCACTAATAGTTACAATACCTGTTGCCTGTTCAACAGCAAATAATTCTCCACATCTAAAGTTACCGTTTTGGTCTGTTGATGTATAGAATACACGTCCACCGTTAAGTTCTACAACTTCATTTTCTGGTGCACCTGTATAAATTCCTGTTGAATAAAGTACAGGATAGTTTGTTTGTACTGCGTTTCCTGTTCCTACGTCAAGGAAGTCGTGTCCAGTAATCCTAACCTGTGAATATCTTTCTCTAATTTCTACTTGTGACGTATGTTCTAAGAAATCACTTAGTGTTAGTTTAGGAGTTATTCTAAATAATACTGTTTGGCTTCCGTTACTATCAGTGTTTTCAAGTGTTGAAGTTTGAGTAGTATAAAATTCTGTTGCACCACGGAATCTTAACTGTGTTCCAGGACCTGGTACTGGACCAATTATTCCTGAAATAGTTACAAACTGTCCTTTTGGTATAACATCTGCAAAACCATCTCCTAATACGCTTACCTGTGTGCTTGAAGTTCTATAACCTGCGCCTCTGTTTACCCAACTAGGTTGGCCAAGTACAGCATCGCCCATTCTTATTTCAACATATGCATCAATTGTATTACCAGGATCAGTAATTGTAAGTGTTGGTTGACTATCGTTGTATCCGCTACCTACGTCCCACATTCTTACTTCAGAAATATTTCTGCTTTCAACAATAATTCTTCCTTTTGCTCTTGATCCTGTTAAAATTTTATTACCAGTAGCAACATCTTTAGCAACTGCAATCCATGTGCCTGTGCTGTTTGATTGTGTAGTTGAGTCACCAGTTGAAATATCAGGATTTCCAAAACCTATTCCTGTCCAATTAGATGTTTGTGTTAATGTTCTCTCTGTCCATGTTACTCCATCTTCTGATGATGCAGCATAATTAGAAGTAGCATCTAGAGGGTCGTCTCCACCAATAGTACGTTGATCAGTATCACCAATTGCAATGAAAACACCTTGTCCGTATCTAACCATTTTCCAGTCATGTGCTGTTGAACCATCTTGTGTTGGCATTACAGATCCATACCATATCGTTCCGTCGAAACTGTATGCAATTTCGCCAGTTCCTGATATAGTAACAAATCTGTTATTACCATATGTGATTGTTTTCCAATCCTTAGTTGATGAATCATCAATCACGTCCATAATTTCTGGATTCCATGTCCAAGCATCTGTAACTGAATTATATTCGCCTACTGCTACAAAGTTACCACTGTTTGCAACTGCTACAAATCTTCCTGCACCATAAGCAACATCAACCCATTCGTTAAATGTTGAATCACCTATGTCAGGTAATGTAGTTGCTTTCCAAGTTTGACCGCCGTCTGTACTATATACACCTGCATCAGTATTTGCTGCAACTGCTAGGAATACTCCGTTGCCGGTGCCGTTAGATGATTTACCATATACAACTGAATTCCAATTTCTATCATAAGGCAAACTAACAGAAGTCCAACTAGTTCCATTTGTACTGTATGCTGCAAAACTAGTACCTCTAGATAATGTAACAAAAGCATTTCCGCCTGCTGCAACACATTTCCAATTTCCAGACAGTGGAAGTGTTCCTACTGTCCAAGTTTCGCCATCGGAACTGTATGTAAAATCTGCTCCAGCGGTTGGTGTTACTACAAATTTTCCACTATCTGCTGTTCCTGTATGTTCCCATCTTACTAATGTATTTGTACTATCTTCAGAAACTTCTAATACAGTAATAACTAAATCATGTTCACCGGCTGTTCCGCCCAGTGCAGCGCCGTCGATAGTAATTTCTTGGCCAACTTCGTATCCTGACCCTACTTCAACATTTGTTATTGTATATTTTCTTGCAACTTTTGTAACATTCCATGTTGCTTCTGCAATAGGTGTACCTGTTCCGCCTGTTGTTGTTCCTTGAACAGCACTAAAAGATGCTGTAGTTTCTCCATATGCAACATTTGCCCATGCGTTAGTAGCACCCATGTTAATATCGCCTACTGTAAACCCTGGATGGCTAAATGTTGGTCTTGGTTCTAATCTGTAAGTATTGTCTGTGAACAATGATGTTTGTGCTGGTGTTCCTGGAATAACATGATCCCAGCCTGCAACGTCATCTGATTCTCTTGACACATTACAAACTTTTGAAGTAGGATTATAAGAAGTTACGTAACCGTACTGCCCAGCACCTTTTCCGCTTGTAATAATTAATCTTAAACCTAGTATTTCTGCTTCTGTACTATCATCATTAGTTGCTAGTGTTAGTGATGTTGTTGTTCCTGTCTGTGCATTGTTACCTTTGTTAGTATAACCGCCAGCACCTACAGTTCCGCCTGGATCTGTTGGAGCATTTTTTACTAATGCTTCAAAAACTGCATCATCGCGGAAATCTTCTTGTTTAACTTGTGCATTAACACCAGACCCAACAAATGTGTAATCAGCCTGGGTATAATTTTCGCCTGCGTTTGTATATTCAAGTATTAGTATTTCGTCATTTACTTCTCCAGCAAACGCTGATGCAACTATTGCTTGTCCTGTTCTGTTGTCAACTTCTGCAAATGCAGGTGTTTCTGTAGGATCGTTACCATCTGAAACTGCACCAAAGTCACCATATGAACTGTTACCGTTAGTAGCACGAATAACTCCGCCTTTCTCTGCAAACATACCAATCTGATTGTAGTATGTAAACACTGATACTAGTTCTCCTCTACCATTGTTTAACACCCATGCACCTATACCATCACTGATAACCTGTGTAAAGTCATTTGATGTAATTGATTTGTTTCCGCCGTTATGTAATGCACCATCAATTTTCTGTCCTATACAATTTGCTCCAAATGTTGTACAGTTTTGTATGTATGGTGAACGCTTCATAATCCAACATCTTGTATCGGCCGGACCCCAACCTGGATCAAGTGAAATATATGCACCGCCGGTTGGTCTTTTATATAATTCAAAAACTTCTGGTGGATTAAGTGTTCCTGATAAGTTTTTAAGTGTAAAATCTTTTATGCCTGTAGCATTTCTAACATAAAACATGTCTTCAGTGTCAGACCCGTTAACTTTATTTTTATAATATCTTGCAGCCTGAAAAGAAGCATAATTTCCAACGTAAGTAGTATCGTATATAAAAGCGTCTATATATCTATTCAGCATATCTGTTAATACTGCTTCATCAAAAGTGTAAGTTGGCTGCGTTACTTTCATAAACGCAATTACTTCAGCAATTACAAAAAGTCTATTTGCTTCGAATATTCGTCTAGCATTTTCGACAGCATAATCTTGTGCGATCGCTTCAGTCCCAACATGATCAGTTCTAGTATTTGAACCAGTTATAACTGGATTGCTGCCTACACTTGAAAGGTAATAATCTAAATAAGGTACAACGTCGTCAACAATCAAATCTTGTATCTGTGTACCTATAGTGGTATCTATATAAGGAGTTTGGAAAAGCTCTGGGCCATATAATCCATTCTCATCAGGACCAAATTCATATTGCGGTGGAACATAAGGAACTGTTTGAAATACTATATTAGTAGTTACTTGAGATACAGTGTTTCCTACACTCGGTGAAACTGTTGTTCTTTGAATAACTGCCTCAACTATATCTGAAATTCTATCTAATGCAATTTTATGGAAAGGTAAATCAGTTGCTAATGATGCATCTGGCTTACATGGTCTAACTGTAGTTGTTCTAAGTTCTGCTCCATTAATTGCAGTACCTTCCGGTACTACGATAGGTAATACTTCATCATATGTTCCTGCATTTACTCTAATTATAGTTTCGTTGGTATCGGCTCTGCCTGCTACTCTTTCAGCAGCGTATCTAATAGTTTTGTAAGGTTTTTCTGGATTTATTCCTCTATTAGCATTTAAATCATCTATACCATCATTGCTAACATATATAAGTTTTTGAACATTACCATAGGTTTTATATTCTATACTGTCACTAGTGTTAACAGCAACTAATTGACCTTCTGTTCCAATTGGTAAAGAAGTTGCTCCAAATGTTGAACCGTCTCCTACTAATCCGCGTGTTAAATCAAAAGTTAATAAATCACCTTGAACACTTAATCCTACACCTTCGCCTGCTAGAGATAGAATATCCCAGTATGAAAATCCACTACCGTTATCTCCTGGAAAGTTTTCGCTACTAGAAGTGTGTGCAACATTACAAGTATATGCTGTACCTCTATATAGTGCAATATCACCAATTTCAAATTGACTACCTGATGTCCAAGCATTTCTCCATGCTTGACCTGGCAAAACAATTTCCCAGTTACTGTCATCTAAATAATCTAAAGAACTACCGTCATCAGTTATTGCTGTATCTAAAATTGCTACATAAACATATCCGCCTCTACGAACAACGTCTCCTGTTTTATAACTCTGTCCTACTGCCCAATCGCCTACTAGATTTATACCTTTTGCTAATAATTTCCATTCGTCATTTGGTACACTTCTATCAGGTGTAGCATATAAACTTGTTGTAGGATTTATATCATTGTTATTTTTATTTGCAATAAAGATATGTCCACCGTGTCTGACAACATCGCCAACAGCATACATAACATCATCTGCCCATGTTTGGTAAAAATTATTACCTGGCAATTCTGTAACAAAGTATGTGCTATCTATAGTTGAGGCACTAGTATGCCCAATAGTACATCTTAATAAACTTCCACCATACTTCATTAAATCATTTGGTCTGTATCGTGTTGCGGCAGTAAATGTTCCTACGTATTGAATTCCTTCATTTACAATTTCCCATAATTCTTTTGTACTATCATCTAGTCCGTCACTGTTTCCAATTTCAGCACCTTGTGCAACTGAGCCTGAAGTATGTTCTGCGATACATTTATAAACAAATCCGTTGTATCTTACAACATCACCTATTCCGTATCTTGTTGCTGCTGCCCAATCGGCTGTCCAGGCATAAAGCGATACATATTCTGCTACCTTATCAGCATTTGTAATAAAATTTGTGTCTGATGTATGACTAGTTGCTACTAGATAAACTACACCGCCGTATAATACTAAGTCTCCAGAAGCATAAAGTGTACTACCTGCCCAATTACCTCTCCAGTAATATCCGTCGGTCATCTTTAACCAAGCAACTGTAGGAGCAGTATCTCCTGGGTTTGCTAAGTAGTCTTGATCTGTTTGGAAGGCTGAAGATGTATGTTGTCTAACACATACATATGTTGAACCGCCATATCGAACAACATCATCTTTGTTATAAGATGTTGACGTATTCCAAATATTTCTCCAGGTATACCTAAGTCTGCTTATTTTAAATTCTGCCATTTTCTATCCTATTAGCTCGATGTACCTTGCGGGTATTGATAATTTTGATTAATTCTTTGTACTAGCATTCCTTCGCTATCTACATAATACAAAATACTTCTTTGATCCCAACGATATTGTGACCATCTTAAATTTTCATAATTAGTTTCGTGATTGGCTGCTATACCGTCAAAGTAATCAATGCCAGGTTCGAAATCTTCAAATGTCTGTTCTGGTACTCCAGGATAATTTAAGTCTACAGTGTCCTTGTCTACTAAGTTATCAATTCGACGTAAAAATATTTCGCCATCGTCGTTTCGTCTAACCATATATAGATAACGAGGACTATCGCCTAGTGCATTATCTGGACTTTGACCAAAGTAATATGTACTCATTATGATATCTCCACGTAACTGATACTAGCGTCAATACAATCGTCTGTATCACATTCTAATCTTAATCCTGCTGTTTCAGGAAGTATTAATCTTTCACCGTTGGTAATAACTTTTGCACTAGATCCTGGGGGTATTGGAATTTGTCTAGCATAGTTTGCAACGGTAGATGACTCATCTATTACGTAAACATTCACTACAGCCATATCATAGTCTGATGTGTTTGCTAAGTTCAAACCTACTATTGTTGCTCTTACACCTGAGATAATCTGTAATATATCTACAGGAGTTTTTCCTACTCCAGTTACTACTTCGTTTTTAAATACTGTTGGCATCCTATTATCCTAACATTAGTGCAAACGATGCTGAAATATCATTTGCTAAAATTTCTGATACAGCACCTGAAGCACCTGCAGGTGATGCCCATGACGTCCCTGCCCAAACTTCTAATGCGTTTGTATCTGTGTTAAATCTTGTCATACCTATTACTGCGTATGTACTTGGTCTTTGTGCTGTGTTACCTCTGGGAGGAACAAAGCCGTTTGTACCTGCAATTTTAAAATATCCGTTACCAGTTTGTGCAATTTGTGTAATAGCATTTGGTTCAACGTTTGTAATAACATTTCCGGTAATTTTTAAATTTCCTAATCTTACACCACCAGTACCATTAGCATCAATGTGTAAGTCTTGATTTGTTGTTGTTGTAATCTGGTTATCGCGAAATATTAAGTTACCTACATCTAATGTAGACAATGTAAGCAGGTCTGCATTCAAGTTATTGACATGTAAATTTTTCCATCTAAATGCTGCACTACCTAAATCAAATGTGTTGTCTTGTTCAGGTATAAGGTTACTTTTAATCGCAGCATTAATTTGTATTGAATCTGTAAGTGCGTCACCAATTGTAATATTGCCGCCTATTGTAACATTGCCGTCTACATTTACATTGCCGCTAACATATAAGTCACCGTCTATGTTTGTTGATGCAAATACTTCTAGTGTTCCTGTTCCGTTTGGTCTAAATTCTAATGTTGCATTTGAATTAGTTGTTGAAATTGTATTACCTTCAATTTGTAAATCATCTACGTTTACTACTGAATGATAAATTACTGGATCTGAACCAGCAGGCGCAAAGTTAATTGTGTCTAAATCGCTTGAAATTGTATTGCCAGTAATATTTAAATTACCAACATCAATGTCGTTTTCAACTCTTAGTGTTGTTGTTCTTGTTGTACCTGTTACGTGTAAATCGGTTGTAGGCGCTGAATTGTTGACACCAATGCGAGCATTGTTTACATCAACATACAAAATATCAGGGTCTGTTGCTCCATTTCTAAAAGTTAAATCCACGCCGTTACGCACTAGATTTGCTTTTAAGAGCGGCCCACTTATACGACCAATCGCCATTTGCTCTCCTTTTACACGGGGATCCTGTCCCTCCAACTACCTTACATTGCGAGTTGACCACAGTAAAAAGTTAACGCCGGTCCTCGTTAACAATAGTATTTAGCAAAAAGGAAAAATTACCCAAGCATAAGGCTATATACGTCACTAAGATCTTCCATAAGAGGAACGTCTACTTCAGCACCACCACCAGTTGATAATTGATATCCTTCGTCGGTTTGTGCGCCTACAGTTAGTATAATATCGTTAGCAGGTGTTGAGCCACCTGTAAGAGAACTTCCTAGAATTGTAATTAAATCACCGGTAATATAACCTTGCCCTACTGTGGTAATTGTTATAGTAGTTAATGCTCCAGATGCTATACTAATAGTAAATTCAGCATCAACTCCACTGCCGTTTGTTGTACCTGTAAGTCCTGCTGTTATTTGATTGGGTAATCCTGTAACAACTGCAATTCCTGTAACAGATTCTATTGTTCCTGCAAATACTTCTAAAATATTTCTATCGGTATTCCATCTACTATCACCAAGTTCAGGGCGTGCTGGTCTATCTGCATTACCAGCAGCAGGAACTAAAAATGTGTTAGTATCAGTAAATCGTAAATAACCTATTCCTGTACCAGCAAATGTCAATGGAGTTTCTGGATATTCTCTAGGTCCACCACCTATATCAGTAAGATTTGTTATTGCATCAGTAGCACCTGATACGGATATTGTTCCTGTAGGTGCAGGTCTTGATCCTGATCCGTCATAATTAAAGTTAACCGTATACGTTCCTGCACTATCGCTTCCTGTTGAAGTGCCAGTAATAATAGTTCCTGGTATAATACCTACTCCAGTTAACAACATTCCCGGTACAAATGTACCTACAATTGTTCCACTTATTGTAAGTGTGGACCCGCTTATACTGGCTGACGTACTTGTAGCAGTAATCTCGTTCCACTGAGTCCATTCAATTATATTGATACCTGTGTCAGGTGCAAGAACTAAATCATCGTTACTTTGTAACGAAAAGATTTCATTATTTACACCGTCTAACTTTTGCTGATCGCTTACTCTTATTTCTAATGGTAACGGAGTATCTACATTTACTAGATTATCTGTAATATAAGCATTGTTCCATCTTCTTACAGAACTATCAACAAGTGTTCCTGTTCCTAAATCCCATGTGTTGTCATCACCCGGTATAATTGATTGAGAAAAGTCTGGTATAATCTCAACAACATCTCCTGAGCCGCCTCCCACATCAGGATTATATAATTCATCTCCAATAGTAAGGTCGCCAAGTTTTGTTAAGTTTCCATCCATAGTAATATTTCCAGTAACTCCTAAGGTACCGTAAATATTTGAAGAAGCCGTAAATTCAACTGTTCCTGTCCCGCTTGGATCTAATTCTATAGTTTGATTAGATATGATTCCACTTATTGTATTATCATTAAATTCTAAATCGTCTGAACGCATTCTTTGGAAGTTCATGTAACTTCCAGCAGTTTTTGTTGGTAAAATATGTAACGGGCCAACAACTGTTGAAAAAGTATTAGGTGCTTTAATTAAAACGTTATCTATTTTTGCTGTATCATCTACCTGAAGTCTAGTTGTTAAGGTATCAGTTCTTACATCAAGTGCAAAGTCAGAATTAGGATCATCAGTTTTAATACCTACAGTAGAAGTTCCAACATCAAAAAATAATACTGGAGTAGCATCAAACGTTGTGTTTGAAATTTTAAGATCAATATCGTCACGGTGTAGGTTTGCGTTTAGTAACGGACCAGTGATTCGCCCCAATTGTGACATTTACTACCCCCTAGTTAGCAAAACCAGTAAACACTGTTACATTCTTAGCAAGTGGAACTGGTGAGGTAAATTTTAAATACCATCCGTCAGCATATGGGCTGCCCGGTCCTGCAAGACTTCCGCCTGCACTCTGTTCTAATGTAAAGTTTGTTGTAGGTATCTGCATTACGTTTTCTACAAGCACAATAATATTGTTTGCACTTGCAGGAACTTTTGATAATGGACCAAACACTGTTTCTGTAGCGTCTCCAGGTCCTAGTGTTTCTATTGATACTGCTCCAACTGCTGGACCTCTTACAACTTGCCAAGCACCACCAACATATGCTTCTATTCCAATAGGCTGTCCAGTTACTGCATCATTATCAATGTTGTATCTTATATAACCGTTACCATCAATTGGATGCCTAACACCTGTCAATTGTGGTCTCTGTGCAGTTGTTCCTTTTGGAATCATTACAGCACCGTTAAAATCCATTACGCCTCTACCATAAGAATTTACTCTAACAGTATTATCGTTAGGACTATATTTTGATACGTATTGTGATTTTAAAAATCTCATCTATTCATCCTTATACAGGTAATGAACTTACGGTAACTGTGATTAGATTTGCATCTGCCGCCTTTACCCATACTTCATCGCCGCCGTCTAATATAATTTTCTCATCGCTAAAAAATACAGTTTCACCTGCAGGAACAGTTACACTTGATACTATTTTATTTGCGTCAACAGGTGCATCACCTAGTTTTACTAGATATAAATCAACTTCAGTTCTGTTAATTGATTCGTCTGTAATAGTAACTGCGCCTGTATTACAAAGTATAATGTTTGTTACAGCCCTATTTTGTGCTGTGACTGCACCGCCAAGAGCGGCACCTGTAGTTGATGCTGTAAAAACTTTTGTGTCACTTGTAGTAGTTAATTGTTGGTTATTAATCATTTGTTTTTCCTAAAATATCATGCTAAACAGCAATGCTTTATTTTTACTTATCAATTCATCAGTGTCATTATTAGTATTTCTATAGTATAAACCAGTATTACCAATACCAGGTTGCTTAGAATATTGTACTGTTGAATCTGGAATATATGCAGGATCAACAGCAATTTGATCTAACTGTAAACCGTAATTTAATCTTACTTTACCTGTTCCGTTTGTCTGTAAAAATATACTATCATTGGTGTTGTTTACAGTAATAGTAGGACTTCCTGGTTCACTTTGATTAAATTCTAATCCTTGTATTAATGCTCTATTTGCATAGAATTGTGTGTTAAGTGTGTTATCAACCAATACGCTTACAGCACTTTCGCTATATGAACTGTAACCTGTATTGTCAATTAAGTATTGTAATGATCCTGTTACTTCTTTATCTGTAACAATAACTCTTGTATTATCATCGATAATTTGGAAAGTTGGATTGTCTCTAATAGAATCATCTACATATTTTTTATTTGGAATATCGTCATCATCAGTAATTTGATTTTCGTAATCTGTAGTTCCTGTAACTGTAATAACACCTTGGCCATAACCTATTAGTTCTAGATCAGGACTAGACGTATCTGTTGTAATTTTTTTTAATCTTAAAGTAGTATTGTAATTAAATGTTGATTCAGGACTACCTGTTGCTAAATTAAATGAATCGTCATTTTCATCCCAAAAGAATGAAGCAGGATTAAGACTGCCTCTATCTACTTGTAAACCTGAATATCTTAAAGATACACCTGCGCCTGTTTCACCAAAATTTAATTGTATTATATTATCTTTTACGTTTAGGTTTTCTGCTTCTACAGTAAGTGTGTCACCTTCAACGATAAGATCAGAAGTAACAATTACTTGTCCGCCTGAACTTGGAGGACCAACGTCTAGTCTAACAACGCCGCCTTCTTTAGTTTTGATGTTATAATCACCGTTTGTTTGTAGAAACTGTCCCATCTAAATACCTTTAAGTAAAACTATACGTTGAGATGAATCATCATCAACTTCCCAGTTATAGTTTATATTTACAAAATCTTTCATTACGTTATCAATAATTTCTTTTATAAAAACCCAAACACTTGATTCTAATACTAATCCTGATAATGTCATTTCATTATCTTTTAATTCACTTGTTTGTTTTTTAACAAGTTTACAAACGCCTACGTTTCCTTCTTTATCTTCTACCTTAAACTCTGAGTTTGAAATTTGTGCTAAGACGTTACCGTTATGGCACGCCTTAGCACTTTCAATTTTAACTGAAACAACCAAGTTTTTTAGATTTTTTAAGAAATCCCAAAATACATTAATTGGTGGTTCCATCCTCAGTTATCCTTATGCGTCTTCTGTGAAGTCGTCGTCATCAGTGCCGATCAATGTGTTGTCGTCACCTGCTTCTTCAACTTGTGCTGCGCCATCTGAAGTAGATGCTGCAAAGTTCCAAGGAACAGTAACACCGTCATACAAGTTAGTACCTGTTGCACTAGGTGCTGATAGTGTTGCTTTCTTCCCAGAAATTTTACTTACTGTGTATGTTTCTGCATCGTCCATTTTGAATGAAATTGACATTTCGCCTGCTGCTAATGCTGCTGGTAATTTACCAGTTGTTAGCACACAAGTATATTCGCCTGCTGTTTCAATTTCTTCGCATACAAATTTCTTTGAACCTTTTTGCTTTACGATATAACCTTCTTTAACTGCTGTGTCGTTATGAAAGTTGACTTTGATTTCAGATCCAGCCGCTGTTGGCGTTCCGAATAATCTTTTGTTAAGTGGTCTTCCCATTTGTTTTCTCCTATAAAAAGTAGTCCCATCCGGGTTCTATCCGGTACGCTGTGGGTTAAACAGCATAAGTCCGCCACATTATGCGGCTCGCTATCTGACACAAGTATTTATCCTTTACTCAGTAAAGCCATTAGTTCAACTTTACTAATAGTGTTCATTAGCGTATTGATTTTATCTATTTCGCTTTGTGCAGATTCTATATATCTGTCTTTCTTTGTTTGTTTGTACTTGATCAAAAAATCCATATAGTTTTTCATATGAACTTCTATTGAGTTTTGTATTGACCGTATATCATGTGTAAACATAGGAAAGCGTTTACGCCATTTAGTTAATTGGTCTCGTAATTTGTTAAAGTCTTCATGACTTTTTATTTCAAGCATATGTATATTTAACACTCAAAGTCAAGTCATAAAAAAAGGGCGACATAAATGCCGCCCTTTTAAACACTGTAAAGTGTAGTTTATTGCTTACGCAAATCTTAGGTTCGCTGATGTTACAGCCACTTTACCTAAGTAGTCTGCCGCATTACCAAGAGATGATGCAGTGTTTGTTAACTCTACATAACCATATCTTGTCATGAAACTTACTACTGGCTCAAAAGTGCCTGGATCAAGAACCACACCGCTTGACATCAATGGGATGTATGGGCAGTAAAACGCTGCTGCGTCTGATTCGCTTGAACCTTTGTAACCAACAATTACATCGTCTGATGTAGCATAACCGTTAACATACACTTTCATCGCACTGTTTAAAGTTCCTACAAACTTAGTGTTTGTTGGTGCTTCAAAAGTACCTTCAGTTGTTCTTGCAAACGCTGAAGTTGTAGCAGATTGTAACAAAGTTAATACTGTTGGTGAAACAACAGCCCAGTTACCTGCGCCACGACGTGTACGCTGTGCAATCAAGTTAGCAACTCTGTTGATTTGAACTGCAAGTGCTGCGTGTTCATCACCAACGAAAGTAGCAGTACCTGACACTGCGCCTTGGTCGTATGTTAATGCGGCTGTACCAGCCAATGTTGATAAAGAAGTAATCACTTCCTGATCGATCTCAGCAGTAATTTCCTGCGCTAACGCAGCCATTACTTCAGCCTCGATATCAATCCCTTGCTGTGCTTGTGCATCCTGAGCAGCCTCAAAAGTCCAGCGAGCTGATAACTTACGAGTTTTGGCTTCAACAGTTTGCTTCAAGATTTGAATTGACAGTCTGTTTCCTGCTTCACCTTCTAGAGATGCAGTAGAACCAGCCTTGATGTCATCATTTCCTGAATAACCTTCAGCAATTTTGAAAGGTGATAATGCTTCTTCACCTGCAGTAGCATTCGTTCCAGACGCTGAAGTAAAGTTATCTGCATAACGTACTCTTAACGTGTGGATCTGTCCTACTGGTCCAGTCATTGGTTGAACACCAACTAATTCATTTGCGATGACAGTTGGCATTACACGTCTGATAACTGGTAAAATGACGCGATTTAGTGTTGCGACGTTGCCGGCAGAAGTTGCACCTGCTGTAGCACTCTCTGACAAATACTTACGGGTATTTTCCAGAGTGGTTGCCATAACAGTACGCTTGTTACCATTTAACCCTTCTAAAAGGGCGTCTTTGGTTTCTGACCAGCGTGACTCTAATAGTTGTGACATTGTTTGTTCTCCTTAAACTTTTAGTCCCGCAAGCCTGCGGATGTCAAAAATCTCAGCGGTTTTTTGCTCTGATCCGCCGATTGCTTGTGCCTGTGTTTTATCGCCTGTTACTTCTTTGCCTTCTGTCAGCGCCACCTTTTTCATTTGAGGTACATTTCCTTCCATTACGGCAGAAATATACTTGTCAAAGGTTGCGTGTAGTTTATCTGTCTGCACAGATTCTAAAAGTTCGCCCATAACTTCACGCTTTTCTTTTGAAAGCGGTGACATAAGTTCTGCCATTGCTTCCTTTCTTTGCGCTGAGTTATTCATACGAGTTATTTCAGTATCTTTGCTTTCAACTAGTTTCTCAGCATCAGCCGCTTTGGCTTCTGCTTCTTTAACTGCTTCTTCTTTCTGTTTTACAACTTTAAGAAGTTTGGCTGTTTCAGATTTTTCATTAAGATGGCTAGTTGCATATTCGCTTGCAAAACTTTCAAAAATTCTGCGACCAAAATCATTCGTGCGTGCAGCCTCGATATCTTCTTTTAATTGAGTCATTTCAGAACGCAGTCCTTTTGAAACTGTTTCCTGAATTGCTTCAGATGCTTTGTTGATAAATTGTTTCTTAACATCTTCAAATTTAGCCTTGCTATCTCTAACAAGTTTAACTTTGGTTTCAGCAAGATCCTTTTTATCAGCATGGAATTCTGCGATTTCTTTCGCCAATGAATTCACTATAAAAGATTCTAACTTGGCAACATTGCCCGCTACATTCTTACGGTCTTCACGAAGTTCACCTAGTTCCTTTTTAAGGTTGTTAAGAACGAATGATTCCATTGCTTTGGAATCGTCTTTAATCTTCTTAGCATACTTGGCTCTAGCCTCGATAAGTCCTTGACGGTCTTCAGCAAATTCAGATAATTCAGCAGTAATTCTGTCTGAAAGCATCTTATCTACTGCTTCAACCATTGCAGTTTTATCGTGCTCATACTTCGATGCAAATTCTTCACGTAATTGTGTAGAGATTGTGTCGCGGTTTTCTTGAACAGCAGTTCCCCAAGCGGATTCAATCTCCGACTTAGTTTCCTCGGAAATCACATTGTTTTCAAACAATTGTTTAACAAAGTCTAGCATGTGATATTCTCCTTAAGATTTAAGACCTTGAATTAAATTTTTCAAGCTCTCTGCTATATAACGTTGTGCCTGTGCGTCGCCTTGTACTTCTTGTGCTACTTTAAATGCCTCGTAACCACCTTTATTATTCATAAGGTGTTCATAAACTGGTGTTGGATAGGCGCCTGGAGCACTTGGTTGTGCTACCACATCCACAGTAATAATTTCAAATCCTTGAACATTACCACTTGGATCTACTTCGCCTGATCCTCGACTAGAAACTCCTAACTTAACTCCCGAATCCAACATGGTCGAAACTAATTGACCCATTGGAGTTGGAAGCATTTTAAGTTTTCCGTAGCCGTTAGGACCGTCCATCCACATTTTTGTAATCATGTGAGATACACGGTCGAGGTTGATACGTAAATCTTGAGGATGATCAACTTCACCTAGCACTGAATACCCCCCAGAAATCTGTTCGTTGAGCGTCTTGACAGCCCTATCAATTTCTTTCGAAGAATAAACACGCTGGTTAGCATTACGAATGTCACCTTGAATACAGATGCCACTTAAATGTAATGTTTTACCCTCGCCTTCATCACGTTCTACGACGATTTTAGCCTGGTCGAAGCTCAGATGTTCTTGTAGGTTAGTTTTCAACCTTAGTCTCCTCTATTATCTACGACCACGGAAAATTGATTGCTTGTTGTCAGCAGTCTCAGCAGCGCCTTTCTTTTCTGCACCGTGTCCTTTTTCATTGGACATCTTCGTTGCATTTTTGCTACCTGGAGTGTTAACATTGCCGCTTGCAATATCTTTAGGTGTAATATCTGCTAATCCGCCGTCATTTTTACCTGACTCTTCACCACCTTTTAAGATGTTAGCACTTGTTCCACCCATGTCGTTCTTCATGTTATCAACAACTGATTTTTTGTTGTCTGCTGTGTCTGCGCTACCTTTTGTTTCAGCACCGTGTCCACCTGCAACTTTTTCAACATACTCACGCATTGTTGCTAATTCAGCATCGCCTTCTGGGTCAGCAGATGATTCTGGAGCAAACATTTCTTCTTCTTTTTCTGCATCCATGTCCATCTCATCGCCTTCTTCGCCTTTAATTTCGTCGAATTTTGACTGTAGTTCATCAACGATTGAATCTAAATCCTGGAATAACTCTTCTGGCTCTTTATCACCTTCTTCGCTATCACCTGTAATGTCTGTTTCTAGATCGTCGGTTTTATCGCCGCCCATAGCATCCATTGGATCTTCGTCGTCTGCTTCTATAGCAACTTCTTCAAATTCTTCGTCAACTTCTTCGTCTTTATCAGATGCTTCATCTACTTTTTCGTCTTCTGCATCGTCATCTTTTGACGCT